AAAAAAAGACGGGGCACACAGACACACGAGATACCAAATCTAGAAATCCAGAATTTATATTATTTTTTCTATATGTTTTAAAAATTAAAAATTTTTAATCTGGTTTTCTATATTCTGAGATTTATATATTTTTGCGGTAATCCTAACAAAAATACTTTGTATTTTATTTTGACTTGGATTATATTAATAGAGTTAATAAAGTAGTAAAGTAATAGTAATAATAGTTTGAAACTTTAGAAAAAAATAATAATTTATTGTATGAAAGTTTCTATAATTTCTGGTTTAATCCTACTTTATTAACTTTTGGTTGGTTGGTTGGTTGGTTGGTCGGTTGGTTGGTCGGTTCGGTCGTTCGGTCGTTCGGTGGTTCGTTCCCTTTTTTATTGGTATGTGTGATTGATATTAATTTTATTTTTTAATCTAAACAATATTATATATAGTATATTATATATAATATGAGCGAACCCGTAAGAACTTGCAAAACTTGTAAAGAAGAAAAACCATTAACAGATTTTGACATTGTAAAAAATAAAAAGTTAGTTAATGAATCAAGGAGACATCATTGCGCACCTTGTATGAGAATTAAAAGAAAGGACTATTTAAAAAGATATCATAAAACAACATACATAAAAAAAGGACGCCCGAAGAAATATTCAAAGGTTAAAAAAAATGTATGTTGCCCAGAGTGTCGGCATAATTTTCTAGTATAAATATATAGTATTTTTATTTTTTGGTATTTAATTTATTTTATTTTTTGACTTAAAAAAAATTTTATATATATATAATTATATATAATATGAACAGACTTATTGAAGATAGCGAACACAAAATCAATGATGACTCATTCTCACTCAGAACTTTAAGATCATTACTTGAGAGTAAAGGATATGACAAGTCAGGCACGCCACTCGGTATAGAGGATGCAAAGATATATATGCTTAGATATTTATTTCCTTGTGAGGGTGGAGTTATTTTAAATGCTAATGGTCGTTTAGAGTTTAAATCGTGTGATACTATGAATAAAACATATTATAGCAGGATTGATAAAATATTGATGAGATGGTTTAAAACTCAAACACTCGATATTTACTCTCGGGTGTGTATTCCTGGGCGACAACTAGTATTAGATAATACAATTAATGTTGTTGGTAGATTTAAACATGATATCGATATTAAATATAAAGATATAAGGAAGAAAACGAGACAAAGAGTAGATAAAGTGATAAATTTTATTAGGGAGGTTTGGTGTTCTGATGATGAAAAACAATTAAATTATATTTTAGATTGGATCGCCACTGTATGTCAAGGTAAAAAAAATAGTTCTATTTTATACGCCAAGACAATTACAGAAGGTGTCGGCAAAAGTAGTTTATCAGACTTTTTAAAAGATTATGTTATCGGCAATAGGTTGTCTGTTCCTGGTGATTCTAGTATGCTAAAGACTGGAAATAATTATGCATTATATGGCAAAGTTTTAGTGACATTTGAGGAGCTTGCATCAACATATGCAGAATGGAATAAAATGTCAGCGGCACTTAAGGAATGGGCAACAAGTACAACAATTCAATATAACGAAAAATATATGGTTGGGTTTTCTGGTAACAACATAAATAATTATATCATTAATACCAATACAGAAGCAGTAAAAGGTGCTAATGGGCGACGATATTTTATATGCGATTTATCAACAAAATATGTCGGTGATGTTGATTATTGGACGGATTTGCACGATAATATTATGAGAGATGATGTGGGCAAGGCTTTCTTTATATTAATGAATGAACGTGATATATCAAATTATAAATCTAATGTATTTCCAGTTACAACAAAAAAGAAAGAGTATATATCTGAACTCTTAAACCCTGTACACAAATTTATAAAATTTAATTATCTATTGTGTAATAAAGAAATAAAAAAAGTATCTACAAAAGAATTATACGAAAATTACAAAACGTTTTGTTCAAATCTTGAAATTAAGATTATGACTCAACGTTCATTTAATGGCGCAATGTCAGAGTTAAACTTTAAATATAAAGTGTCTAATTCTAAAATGTTTTATAATATATCTCTTGACGATTTAAAAGATGTTGCGAGTAAAAGGAACTGGTTATCAGATATGGATGCTGACCAACTCGAAGAAAACACAATATGGGATGATGTTAAAACAGTATCTGAAAAAGCAAGTAAAAATAATTTGTTTTTTAATGCTAAACAATATGAAGATATTATAGATGCAAAAGATCGTGTGATAGAAACTAAAGATAAAGAGATAGAAGCTAAAGATAGAGAAATAGAAGAACTTAAAAAACAGTTAGCAGAATTACAAAAACCAAAGACTAAAAAAACAAAATCACCAAAGACTAAAAAAGAAAAAACACCAAAAAAACAAAATAAAATAATTATAGATCCTTCAAACTCTTTAATATCTGCTTTTGTAGATATATAATAATTTGTTATTAATTTTAATTTTTGACTTAAAAAAAACTTTATATATATAGTATATATATAATGGTAAAAAAGAAAATTACAAAAAAGACAAAAAAAGCACCTAACATTAAAAGATTTAAAATCAAAGATACTGGCACGCGTGGTACTATCAATTATGTTCAGTATTATATTGATGATTATAAGGAAGATAAGAAACGCAGTTATAAAATCCTACGTGATATAGAAAATTTCGCAAACTATAAATCACGTGGTATGAAAGATATAAAAGTTTTAAAAGGTCTCCCAACATGGGCAACCATACAATTTGACGATGGAAAATATATATCAACAAATATGATTGAGAGTGGACGTGATATGGATTTCGATATATACCAAGAATATGCACAACAAGGAAGACTACGCAAAATAGTCGGATTTAGTATTAGTTTTAGTAAACCTTCATAATTTGATATTAATTTTAATTTTTGACTTAAAACAAAATTATATATATATATATTATATATATAATGAGTAATAAATACGAGCATTACAAAGAAAAAAAGATTTATTTTTATAGGAACGAAACTGACAATAAACATATTGTTTTTGATGGTTCTGAATTTTACACTATGACAGAAGAAAAAAAAAGAGAAATATTAAATAAACCTTTTGGACATAATTTTATACTTGTAAGAACAAATGCTAAAAATGATGAGGATATGAAAACAGAATATAAACAGTATATATCAGATATTGAAGAAATCAAGAGCATAACAGATAATAAAATCAATATGTATAAAACAGGCACAATAGGTAATACTGCTTTATCGTTATTTACAAGTTTTAATAACATAGAAGCAGAAAGAGTAGAAGAATTCGAATATCCATTTTTAAATAATGGTGGGGGTGTGAGATTTGCTAGAAAAGATTATGAGGGCATAGCATATAAATATGATATAAACAGTTTTTATCCTAGTATGATGCTTTCACGATATATCCGTATACCCTTAAAACCAGGTAGGTTAATTAATATAAAAACAGATGAATTAGAACAAAAACGATGTGCTAAATATGGTGTGTATAATGTTATTATTGAATGTGACGACCCTGCTATGTTTTCCACTAATGATAAAAATTTGTATTCACACTTTGAAGTTAATTATGCTAAAAAACTAAATTTAAAAATAACTGTTATTGGGCAATGCATAGTATGGGATAAAGAGGACACAGCATCATTTTATGATGTATTTAATAAATATATCAATTATCTATATCCGCAAAAAAAGAAACATAAACAGATTAAATTTATTATGAATTCTTTATGGGGTGTTCTTTGTTCTTCGCGTGGTGGTGATAATGTTAAATATATCATGAATTATAGTGATATAAAATTTAATGGTGAACACAAAATAAAAAAAATTACACCGCTTGATGATACATACACAAAATGCGAAGTGTTGATATCACGCGATATAAAATTTTATAGAACTAACTATGCGAGAATGAAACCTTTTTTATTAGGTTTTGGAAGGATTACGATGCATAAGATATTTAATAAGATTGGATATGATAATGTGGTTTGGAGTCATACTGATAGTGTCGTATGTTCAAAACAATTAAGCAGAGAAATTAGAATAACAGGTAAGATCGGCGATTGGAAATATGAGGGAAAAACAAAAAATTGCTATGTGTATAATAAAAATTTTATTGATGGGTTTTAATTATTTTATTAATATTACGCTTGTCCTAATATTAATAATTATTTTATTAATATTATATATAAATTTTATATATAATGTTTGTCTGTAATATGTGCTGTTCTAGATTTCATGATTTTTATAAATCTAATCAAGACGGTAAATATTGCGTGTGGTGCTATATTTCACTTAAAATAAATGCAAGATCAAGAATATAATTATTATGTATCAAAAACTAATATATCATCTTCATCATCTTTCATTGTTTTAATTCTTTCTTCTATTTTCTTTTTAACATTTTCTGACGATTTTATAGCTTCTTCTCTACTGTCATGTTCAGATAACAAAGTTATATTTCCTTTCTTATCATACCATTTAACAGAGTATTTATCATAACCTCTAACTTTTCTGATTTTCAACATATTATATTATAAATAAATATTTTTTTTATATTATGATTGACGTATTTTAAATACATCTAATAATAGTTCTTCTTTTTGGCTATTTGTTAAAGGTAATCCATTGAATATATATTCATCCATTTTATTTGCAAACTTACATTCATTTAATATATTTGTTCTACAATATACATGGGTGTTCATATCTTCAATTACTTTATTCATATATGCTGAATTAGTTCCATCTGTTGCGTTGTTGGGTTGTATGGAGTCTGATTCAGTTTCTTTTCTTTCGCTACTTTTATTTTCTGATTGTAATTCTTCCTGTATTGGTTGTAGATTATTTTGCTTACATAATAACTTATCTGTGTTATGGGATTTGTCCACACATAATATATTTGATTGGCACATATTATTGCCCTGACAATCTGATACAGTTTCATTACTCATATATATATAGAATAGAAATTTTTATATATCATATAAAATCCGCGGTTTTTTTTTATTTTATGTATGTATTATATAATTAGTATGGATTCAGGTAAACCAATATTAGGAGGAGATTTGGCAAGAGCAAATGCTGTGCTTATGATATTCAACTTATTAAAAAAATTGTTCGATAAATATGCTGGCACCGGGCAAGATGTTAAAAAGAATAAATCAATAAAAGAAACCTACAGCAATAATAAAAATAATGGATTACGGGCAGAAGCTGTAAAGAAAAGAATAAATCAATTATTAAATGAGAGAAAATTATCAAGTTTAAGAGATAGATTATTAAAGATACGTGGTGATAGTGGATTGTCTAACCCCTTATCTGTGGATAGATATATTCAGGATACAGATCCAGACACAATTCTTACGAATACAACTGAATTAGTGAGAGAAATAATGACCCCCGAATTTGTATCAAATTATAATAATATATTATCACCACAAAAAGAACAAGAATACGACGACGACGAAGAAGAAGAAGATGACGATGGGGAAACGATAGAAGATATACGGAAAAGACAAGCTGAGAATGACCAAAGAGTGAGACAAGCTGAGGGAATGGAACAAGCAAAGAAAAAAACAACAGCACAAATTAGAGGTTTAGCCAATTCTAGACGTGATGAAATAAGAATGGAAGAAGCAAAGAAAAAAACAACAGCACAAATTAGAGGTTTAGCCAATTCTAGACGTGATGAAATAAGAATGGAAGAATACGAAGAACTAAAGAAAAGAGAAGAAGAACTAAATAAAAGAGAAGAAGAACTAAATAAAAGAGGAGAAGAAGAACTAAAGAAAATACAAGAAAAAGAAAAAGAAAAAGAAGAGCAAGAAAACATATTGAAACGACAAGTAGACCAAGAAACAATAAATAAATTGTGGGGACCAACAATAGACCAAGAAACAATAGTAGATGGAAATAAGAAAAAAAAGAAGAAGAAGAAAAAATCACGACAACAAGAGATAGAAACAGGGACACCAGATGTTAAAATGCAATTTGTTGAACCCCCAACACAACCACAATCACAACCAGAAGAAAAACTATCATATGGTGGACTAACATTAACAGAGAGAGGATGGGAAAATCTAGTAGAACTGAAGAGACAAATGAGAGTAGGTGAAAAATATCAAAGAAGAGCAGCAAGATCTGCTTTAAATACAATGATTGAAAGATGGAGGAATGATCCAAATCAACGTGTAGAGACTTTTAATGATGTAGATGGCGCATTGTTAGATTATAGTGAGGATAGAAGAGCACCACCAACACAGCGATTTATATCTACACGTAGAGGAGGAACAGTAACAGGAAAAACAGTATCCGCAGCAGGATATCAGAAACAATCAGAAGATAGAATTATGGAAGGTCAGAAACTTTCAGAAAATAGAATTAGAGGTAATTTAACAAATGTACTTACAGAGGTTGTAGGAACAAGACAAAATATAACAAACGCCGAAATAAGAAGACAAGAAGCAGAAACAAAAGCAACAGAACAAAGAAATTTATTATTACAAAGACAAGAAGAAATAAAAAGTTCTCTTGATAATCTTAATGTTCAATATCCAGAACTAAAAAATCAAGCACAAAAAGTATCAAACCAACTTAAAAGACTAAGATTAACTGATACAAAACAATTATTAAATAATAATCAAATTAATGATATTGTTGGTGCTATGCCTCCACAATACAGAGGAACATTAGGTCGTTCTATTGGTTCAGTACTTTCAGGAAGTGCAAATTTAAATACTATCGCATCTGGTTTGTTGGGTATGTCTACTGTTATTTTGAGTGGAAATCCTATGATTGGTGGATTAGTTCAACAAGCATCACAATATATTATGGATGCCTATGGTGTAGATCTAAATAATATATTAGAACAACCAGAACCAATACCATCATTACAAGATCCTAATTTAGGTGAAGTAACAACCGCACCAAGTGCACAGAATCCAGCAAGACAAACAAACGAATTAATGGAATTAAAAGGCGAAAGAGATGAAAAAGACGAAGAAAAAGTATTTGATAGGGATTTAGAAAGAATTATATTATCAAATCAGGAACGACACGTTAGAGCAATATTAGAACAAGTTCCACAAGAGGTAAAAGAAAGTATGGATTCTTTATTATTAACAAATTTTGCAGTATCTTATGTTTTATCAAAATATTTAGCAATTCAAAGTATGCGTGATATTCAAAATATACCAATACAAGATATATATGACCAGCAAGAATTTTTAGATTTTATCAGTGCTACGACAGGTGTTCAACAAACACAACAAAATAATATAAATACAGAAATTGAGGATGGGAAAGGTTTCCTACAATATTTAAGAGATATTGTGCCGGGTTTGGGAGATTTGATTCCACCAATCCCATTAGATTCTTTAATAGAACGATTACCAACATTATCACAAATAAATAAATATCTGCCAACGTTCTTAAGATTACCAGAAACGAAATCAAGACCACAATTAATGCCACCAGAAACGAAATCAAGAGCACAATTAATGCCACCCGCAAGACACGGACGATTGGTACCAAGATTAGATTCACCAAGAGACGCCACAAGACAAAATACTATGCTTGGTATGGTAGGTGCTGGGGCTGCTGCTTATGCACGTGGAGGTGCGATAGAGGCAGTAGGTGCTTTACCTCTTGGTGCTTTAGGTGGTGGTTTGTTAACACCTATAATGGTAAATCCTATGATTAGACGATTTTATGAACAAACGGGAAGAGATATGAACTCCCCACAAGGTAGGCGTGAAATACAATTTCTAAAAACATTATCACCTGCTGTTATTGGAGCACTTCTCGGATATTCTGGTGTTGGAAAAGAATATACAAGTGGTGCAGGAATAACAGAAAGAAAAATAACTGTGGATCCATCAGTATTAGCAGAAACAAAAGCGGTTGACCAACAAGAAGGAAAAGATCCTAAAAAATGGATAACAAAAGCGATTATGCCTACACCAGATATATTGGATGAAACGAGACAAGAAAAATTTATAGATGACTTGGAATACGCTGCATTCAACTACATTGAACCAGGAAGCGAAGGAGCAAATGGAAATCTAAAAACAAATCCATTAAAGAGATCACAATTCTTATCCGAACAACTGAGATATATGGATGCAGGAATATCAACACCAAGTATGTTATATAATGTTCAATTCCCTACCAACACACCGCAAAAACAGATGGAAACATATAAACTAGGACAAGATATGCTACCTCAAATGGAATTCTTGGTTGACGATAACGCTGATACATTCACTCCCATTGGAAAGCATTATGTAAATAACAATGATGTAGCAGTCGAGTTGCTGTCTCCGTTTGCCAATTTCAGTGATGTACGTAATTATTGGGCAATCAATAGAAAATCTAATTTATATAATTTATATGCTTAAATAATAATAATTATTATAAGACATTATAAGACAATGCCAAAAACACCGATTGATTATTCTAAATCTATTATTTATAAAATATGTTGTAAGGATCCGGAAATCAAAGATATATATATTGGTTCTACAACTAATTTTAGAAAGAGAAAATATCATCATAAATGCTGTTGTAATAATATTAAACGTCATGAATATAATTACAATGTATATAAATTTATTCGCGATAATGGGAATTGGGAAAACTGGGATATGGTTATGATTGAAGAATATAAAGATTGTGAAAGTAAATTACAATTACAAAAAAAAGAACGTTATTATATTGAAACATTGTGTGCAACATTAAATAAGTATATACCATTAAGAACAAAAAAAGAATATTATATTGATAATATAGATAGATTATCTATAATACAAAAAAATAAATACCAAGAAAAAAAAGAATATATTAAAGATAAAGTAAAAAAATATAGAAATGAAAACAAAGAGAAAATAAAGATGACACGGAAAAAACATTATGAACAAAATAAAGAAAATATATTAACCAAAAATAAAATATATAGGGATAATAATAAGGAAAAATTGAGAATAAAAATGAGTTGTATTTGTGGTTCTATATTTAATAAAAGGGGATTAACAGACCATATGAAAACCAAAAAACATATTAAATATTTAGAAAACAACAATGAATGAAACGCACACAAAAAAAATATAATCTATAGTAATATTAATGACGGAACCTAAAATAGATAAAATAATAGAAATTCTCGAAAGATACGATGTTCTTATAAATGATGATTTGATGCATGAAATAAGAGAAATAATGTTAGTACCTTATAAAAATTGTAAAACTTGCAAGTTAGATTTAACTTTGGATAAATTCACAAGAATAAAAGATAAAAAAGATGGTACACCATCATATAGGAATGAATGCAATATATGTCATACTAACAGTAGAAATGAATATTTTAAGAAATATAATGAAAAAAGAAGGTTACTATATAAGGTAAGAAAAAATGAAAATAAAAAAATGTAAACACTGTCATAAAAATATTGATATAAATAAATTCAGATATAATAGGAGCTGTTGCCGACATTGTGAATATGTTAAGCGTAGAGATGGTTTAGTGAAATATAATCCAAAATCTCCAGATTGTAAAGACTGTGGGAAATTACGTGATAACAATCCTATATATGGTAGGCGATGTCATGAATGCTTTAAAAAGTATCTAATGTATAGATACTATACTTTTAATAAACAGAAGAGAAGAGAAAAAAGCAATATTAGAAAAAAGGAAAAACAAAAGAGAAAAGATGATGAAGAAAAACAAAAAATAATAGACAGAAACAATAAACCATTTAAAGAGAAAATAGAAATTATCGTTCATTGTTAAGTTTTATAATATATATATTTTATAGATATATAATATATATAATCCATGTTTGGCAGTGAATATGAAAATGCCTTTGATATACCTGATGACAACACTGAAAAAGAAAATAAAGGATTCGACCTACAATCATATGCTGACTATATGGCAGAAACGGAAAAGAAAAAAGAAAAAATAAACAGACCGAAAGAACTGAAAAAGATAGATACAAATAATTTATTAAAAATTGTAAAATATAGCACAAATAAACATTCTATAAAACAACGTCCATTAATGGAACAAAATATTATACCAACACATGCGAGTGCTGTCGTTTTCTGTGGGCGATCTGGTTCTGGTAAATCAAACTTACTTGTTAATTTAGCAGATAGAAAAGAATATTACGGCAGAACAAATAAAAATAATCCTAAGTCTGGATACTTTGATTTAGTTTTTTTGTTTAGTCCTACTTGTCATAATGACGACTTGCCGAAATATCTGGATATACCTCCAAATAGAATGTTTGATAGAAATTTTGAACCACCGTTAAAACATATCATAGAAACACAGAGAGGTATTATAGAGAAAAAAGGATTAGATAAAGCACCAAAGATATTAATTATATTTGATGACATAATATCACAGAGAAAATTTATGAATACTGAATTTTTTACACAAATGTATATACAAAATAGACATTTAGGAATATCAACTTGGGTATGTACTCAATCATTCAATAAAATTCCTAGAGTTTGTAGATTACAAGCGAACAACTTATTTATCTTTGCTGGAAGTGGGAGTGAAACAGAAATATTAACACAGGAATTTTGTCCTGCTCATACATCGAAAAAAGATTTTGAAAAACTAATAAAACATGCTACCAATGAAAGGTTCAATTTCTTACATATAAATATGAGAGCAGAACCAAAAGAACGGTATCGTAAAAATCTGGACGTAATATTGTCTATTAATTAATTTATAATTATTTTAGATATATAATATATATATAATGTCAAAAGAAAAGTTTATAGTTGTAAATAGCAAAGATAGAAATTTATTATTGGGCGGACAAACTAACAGTGATTTTACGGTATCATACAAAGATAATGACATGCAGCAAGTTCTAAAATGTATTGTTAAGGATGTTTTTATTCCTAATCAATTTTATAATATAAATGAAAATAATAATCAATTGCGTATTTTGGGTGGTAATATGGGATTGCCTGAAAATATATCAATAACACCAGGACAATATAACATTGACCAACTTATATCTGCTTTAAAAACTGCTATCGATAATGAATTGGTAACAGACAACGTGACCATAACAAAAAACACTATAACAAATATATTAACATTTACAACATCAGCAAATTTAGTAATATCTTTATCTTCTTTGTGTCCTGTGTTGGGTATAACTACAACATTAAATGGATTGGTAAATGTCGCACAAGCACCTTGGAACTTAAACGATTTGCAATTTGTTCAGGTTCATAGCAATGCTGTTGGTTCTGCTCACGGTATCGACGCATCACGAGGTATTATAAGTTTAATCGAAACAGTACCATTGACAGAAACACCTTTCGGCGGTGTTGCTCATAGGCAGAATAATGATGATGTTTTATCAGAAATACTTTATGACCAACCAAGAAATATGTTTAATATTGATATTAGGTTGCGTGATCAAGATGGGGTTTTATTATCCCTACCAGAAAATCACAACTGCACTGTTATTCTTAAAATTTACTTTGATTAATTTTTGATTAATTTTTTATTATATGTATATAATATATATATAATATGAATTCAAGTGGTTATAATTTAGACAACTTGCATAATGGCGATACGTTTATTGAGAATGGATCATTGTTTGTCGATGGGCAGATCATTGCGGAAGGTGCAACAGGACAAACAGAATATTTAGATAGTGGGACATATTCTCCTGTATTTTCAAATCTTTTAAATATAAATAGTGTTGCTGTGAAATCAGCAAATAATCAAGAAACAATATTTACTAAAAATGGCAATGTAGTTTCATTATCAACAAATTTAGATATTAGTTATCCCGCGATAAATAATCCACAATTAACGATATTTCGATTTACTATGACTGTGCCAAGTAGTTTAGATGTATTTGATGCTAAAATGCTAAATATCGCACCATGTGTAACAGGTAGCACAGAATTTGGAATTGTATTGACAGGTGGATTTTATGTTAGTGAGGGTGTATATACCATACAACTTCAAGCATATAATCTCAATATAATAGGCGCTAATTCTGCTCTATCGTTAAAATTAGTTTATAAATTAGAAGGCGACGACATTCCTGCTACTGGGATTGTTACCAGTGGTGGGGGAACAGGTGGAGACGTGAGAAATCCAATGGAGGAAAATTTGAATGGCGGTGGATTTAGCATAACAAATATTCAAGATTTAACAGCACAAGGAACCGTAACAGCAAATAGCATAGTAGCACCAAATGTGATTACTAACCCCTTAAATTCTGATCTTAATTTGAATGGCAATCTTCTGAAAAATAGTGCGAGTAGTTCAGCAAATATCCTATTAACTCAAACAAACGTAATCGTAAGTGGTAATACTGTTATTAATAATAACCTCAATATGTCGGGTTCGATTATTGGTACCAATATAACAACAGGATTAATTTTAAATTCGACCGGTACTAATAATAATATTTATGCTCGCGGGGGTGAGTTCGTAATAGATAACGCATCAGGATTAAGTATGAATGGCAAACTTCTGCGAAATAGCGTGGATAGTACATCATATATCCAATTAACTCCAACAAACACACTTACATATGGTGATGTTGTTATTAATGATAACCTCATTATGTCAGGTGAGATTATTGGTACTAATTCAATAACAGGATTAATTTTAGATTCTACCGGTGTTAATAATAATATTTATGCTCGTGGGCGTGAGTTCGTAATAGATAACGCATTAGGATTAAGTATGAATGCAAAAGCATTATCAAGTGTAAATATAATTCAATCGGATGCAAATGATATTACAATAAGACCGTTAATAGGTGTAGGTGCTGGTAATTTAAATATAGAGGGAAATTTCACAAATATACAATCTAATTTTGGTCTTAAAATGAATACTAAAATTATTAGTGATTGTAGCACGATAAAATCTGATAATAGCGATTTAACTATTTCAGCATCAACACTAAATAATACAGCTCCAGCAAATATTTTGTTAAGTGGCAATAGAGTTGATTTATCTGCTCCAAACGGTTTGGACATGAAAGATCATGATATAAATAATTGTAATAGTTTATTTACAAAAAACATAAATAATGTTAAAATCATAAGAACTGAGAGTGATTTCAATGGTTCAACTAATCTTAGTGGTGTTTATCATATATACGGACAAGTGTCATTAAATAATGAATATACGTTAACCGGTGATACTTCATTGATAGGTATTGGGGGTAGAGACTTGTCATCATTGGATTTCAACTTAGGAGGCCCGAATCTTCATTGTATCAATAACAATGATCATAACCTAGAAATACTTAATTTAAATTTCAGTAATACATCAGGTAGTGCAGCGTTATTGTTTTGTAGTAATACTTCTAAAGATAAAATATTAACTATAACAAATTCTAGTTTTAGAGATTGTAATAATGATGGTGTTATTGATGCTACAGGATTTGATTTAATAGATCTAAACCAGGTTTTGTTCCAATATAATCTGGTATCAAAGCATGTATATTTCGATAGCGGAAGTAAATTGCAAATATCTTCTTGCGAATTTTTAAGACAAGCGAACCGGACATTGACCACTTTTGGTACCGCACCTATGATAACGATTGCACAAACAACTACAAATTGGGGTGCTATCAATATAAGTGGAAATTTAATACATCCACAACAAACACAAGATGGAGTTAAACTCGGAACAATAACACCATTAGAAGCAGTTATAAGTTCTAATACGTTTATATCAGTTGGACTCACAACAGGTCAATTGATTAATTATACTGCAGGTGATATAAATAATTACCCATCGCTCATAGTCAGTGATAACTCAGGGGTCAAAAATCAAAAAGCATTATTGAGTGCGAGTTCTCAAAACAATACAACATATACTGCTACTGTTCTTAATACGTTTGTTCCTGTTGATTTTGGTTCAACTTTTGTTGTTGGAAATGATGATAGATTTTCACCTACACTAAATGCTTTTGAGTTTAAGTATGATGCTAACCAACCTATATCATGTTTAGTGAGTGTAAGTGTGAGTGCCGATCAAGATACGAAAGGTGATGATACAATAGTATTTGCCCTAGAACAAAACACAGTCAACGCATCTGAGTATCAAGTAAGTATAGGCGCAAATGATGTAAAAAGTTTTACATTTACAACCGTGCTAACATTAGTAAAAAATGATGTGCTGCGGTTTGTTGTGAAAAACGAAACATCAGGCACAGACCCTAACGGATTTAGGGCGTTATCTTTCATATCCACTCTGGTTGAAATATAAAAAATAAAAAAAATATAGATATAATATATAATGTCTAAACATAAGATTGGATGGTGGCGTTCATTCTACTATTATATGGATTGGGAATATGAGAGTGAAAATGATAAACCAGATGAAAAAACAGTTAAATTGAAACAAGTTTTGATGCGACAAGTATCATTAAGTAAATTAAAATTAAAACATATTAACGTTATAGAGAGAATACCTCCAGACCTACAAAAAATAAAATGTAGGGAGAAAACATCTACAGACATACAAAAAATAGAATTTAACGATGAAACAATATATATAACCCCAAATGTGAGTCCTATAAATAATATCGAACTATCACAAAAACAACGACAAGCAAGATATGGTTATAGGTAATTATAAAAAATATATTTATTATGATATACAATATTATAATAAATGAAAGTATCAAAAGATAAAGATGATGAATATAAACACTTTGACGATGAAACATATGATAGAGATATAGTAGATAATTACTTACAAGTATCACTATATAATGATAGTCCAGAATTTAAACCGATAAGAAAAAAACTACATTATGACGAAGAGATGGAAGAAACAAAACATTATTATTATACTTGTAATAGGAGTGGGTGTTATAATCAGTTAGTTCATAAACATCATAGACATATACACAATAGATATTATCACCCTAATTTTTGTTTTCGTTTTATTAATTGGTTATTTTGTAGGAATTAGTATTTCATTTATGGTTTAGCGTCCCATAAGAAAACCGCCGACAGCCAGGAGGCGGACCATTTCTTATGTCTTGTCTTTTCGTGTCTCGCTAAATAATTCTTTTTTCTTTCCTCGTCTCCATGATCCAATCTAGAATATAATTTAAGTCCTGTGCTATCTCTATATTGTTCATATAAAGGTTGACGGGAACCGAATGAAACCCTTTGAGTTTTTTTTGTTTTCTTATCTTCTATTATAGCATCATATTTCTTTTTATGATTTTTAGAACGTTCAAATCTTACTAATCTGAATTGGTCAGACATATATTATATATTTATATATTATATATTTATAAATTATATTCAAATGGAGCCCCTTTCATTTTTTCACGGAATCTTTCACTTTGTGTCTTGGATGGTTTATTTCCTGTCATTCTATCTCTGAATTTTTGTGATTCTTCCTGTTGTTTTTGTTCTAATCTTGCTTGTTCTAACAATACATCTATTCCTTGTTGAAATGGTGTGAGTTTTTTTTGTTCTTGTAGTTGCTTAACTCCTTGATATGTGGCTTTTGTTCCTGGCATTAATGTCAGTAATTCTTCTTCTAATTTATAGTTAGTATAACTTGTCTGTGCCTCTTTTACGAAGTCTTGAGATTCTTGATTATACATATTTGAACCTCTCGCATTAGAATCTAATATAAGATTCCGACGCAACGCGGGATCATAATTATTTCTAGTATATAGATTTAATGCTTTTTCTTTTTCTGATAAAGTAGTTCTTCCATCGATAACATTATCTAATGCTTGCTTATCTGTTTGAGGTGTGAGTGCATCTGGATTATTTGAGTTAGTATATAGTAAATTTTGGTTTGGTAATCCACCATCATTCCTATAATCGGCAACTGCTCTACCAGTGTTATAGTCAGTCTGTTTAAATTCAGGATTCATTAAATTATTTGATAAATTCATTTGGTAAATCTGTTTAAATTCAGAACCGAAACTCTGCAAGTTTCCGTTATTATCAACAATAGGTATATTCATATATAATAATAATATAGAAAATAAATATTTTTTTATATACATATAATATATAGATAATGGATACGAATTCTCAACTCAATACTGGATTGACTGAATCTCTTTTGCAGGTTAACCAACTTTCATATAAACTTCCACCTCAGATTAGTATCGCTAGTAAATGCACTCATGTTATTAATTATTCTCAGCAAGCAAGTTATAATGGCGGCGAAACTGTTATTTTCGATTGTCAGACTGGATCTCAATTTGTAGACCCTGCGGCCTCTTATTTGAGCCTTGTTGTTACCCCCTCAGCCAGTTCGCATGGATTTGGAAGTGGTAGTGTCAATAATATTTTTAGTAGGGTTGTAGTAAGAACACAAACTGGTGCGGAATTGTCAAGATGTGAAGATTATAATTTATTAAATAAATTTATGGATAGATACGCTAATTCTACTTCTTGGTTCGATAGTATAGGAAAAGCACAAGGATATAGTAACAATGTTGGTGATGAAGTTAATAAATATTGTGATGCTGTTCCTTCTACTGGTAAAGTGTTTATTGTTCCTGTTCAATCTTTGATGGCATGTATGAATCCTATTGGTGCAAAATTAGTTCCACCTAATATTATGAGTGGATTGCGCATTGAAATTCAATTAGCAAATGTTAATGATGCATTCTGTGCGGTTAACCAGTCTGTGTCGCCTTCCGCTCTTTCTTCTTATACTGTTAAACGTCCTGAGATGCATTGGAAAGTATTTGAATTAGCTGATGCCTTTCAACGTAAAATCCAAGAAATGGCAGCACAAGGATTGAACTATCTATACAAAGAAACATTTCATACTATCGTTTCTACCTCTACAGCTGATATTAACTTTGACATTAAAAAAGCAGCTTCTAAAGCACTTACCTGTCGCATTATTACAAGACCTGCTGCACCTGTAGATGGTAAAGATAAATTTTCTGCTTCTATATATAATTATAACACCTTGCAAGCAAATATAGGAGAAAATTATTGGCCGAATCAGAAGCTTCAAATTGATACTACACCCACTTTAAATAACATCAACGAAGCATATTATTACACTGCTTATGCTGTAGATAAACTCGAGGCATGGTCTCCTCCATCTGTGACGCCTAATCAATTTTTAGGATCTACCCCAACTGGAGCACTTACTGATGATTACAGCAATGGTATGATTTGTTTTAATCTCAATAAATCTAATGTTAGTGAGTTAGCAGGATATACCACTTCTAATAGTAGGGCACTTCTTATTAATCTTAAACAACATAGCGCCGATTCAGTAAGACTCGATGCGTATTTGACCTTCTTGCGTCTAGCCAAGGTGCTAGTTTCAAATACAATCGTGCTTGATTAAATATATTATATTAAAATGTAATAATTAGATTATAATTAATACATTTATAAAAAATAGTCTTGATGTTTCTTTGTTTTTTCGTGTCTATTTTTTGAAGATGGATGCTCACGATGTCTGCCGCCACACTTACAATGTATAATTGTTTCCTGAAGTTTTTTATATTTTAAATATGTTTCTTTTGTATAATGTGAAAATGTTTGACTTTTTATCTTTTTCTTTCCCTGATGACTTGCCGATTTAATATGATTACCTAACGTAAAATTTTTATTATATTTTGTTATTTTAATTATAGATCCACACGTACACTTATAATCGAATATAGTATCATTAGTTATTTCTTTATTTCTTATCCTTCTAATATATCCTTCAAACTGACCAAGTGTTGTATCTCTACAACTCCTACAACATCCCATATACTTTTCTTCGTCGTTTTCAATGTCAGATAAAAAATGTTCTTCAGGTAGGAAATGAAAACATAACTGACAAATCAAACCGATATAAGACATATATTAATACTATAGATAATTATAAATATTGTGTGCGTTTCAACAACCAATAAAAAAGGGAACGAACCACCGAACGACCGAACGACCGAACCGACCAACCAACCGACCAACCAACCAACCAACCAACCAAAAGTTAATAAAGTAGGATTAAACCAGAAATTATAGAAACTTTCATACAATAAATTATTATTTTTTTCTAAAGTTTCAAACTATTATTACTATTACTTTACTACTTTATTAACTCTATTAATATAATCCAAGTCAAAATAAAATACAAAGTATTTTTGTTAGGATTACCGCAAAAATATATAAATCTCAGAATATAGAAAACCAGATTAAAAATTTTTAATTTTTAAAACATATAGAAAAAATAATATAAATTCTGGATTTCTAGATTTGGTATCTCGTGTGTCTGTGTGCCCCGTCTTTTTTT